ATATCATCAACTCTTTCTTCTACCTTTTCTAGTTCTGCTACTTTATCTTCTAACAGTCCAACTCTCTTTACTACACGACGTTGTGACTGCAGAGATCTCTGCATCATCTCATGTGATACTGCCTGTTGTTTATCAGAATCGCCTGGCAACTTCATGCTACTACCTCCGATGATCCCTTACCGAACACATCAATGACTGTATTCCTTCGCTTAGTAGGTTCTTTTTTAACCTCTGGAACATAAATTATCTGAGGTTTACCAGCTAAAGGTACAATTTGTGGTGGTGAAACTACAGTGCCACCAGTTCCCTTAGCACCTTGGGTTACTGGTTCACTTGCTAACGTTTCTGCTGATGAAGATCCAGATGGAGGTGATACACTACCACCGCCACCTCCTCCCTGTGGTGCACCGCCATCACCTGATCCAGATGGTTTTCCTACTGGATCATCAAGATTAGGTATCCACTTATTCTTGCCAGGTTTTAACCACTTATCATTAGGTTCGTTGTTATAGTAGTCAAAGTGAACTGGATCCTTCTCTCCTTGCCATTGGAAACCAAACTTCTTACCTTTATCTCTCATCCACTCGTTTGCTTTCGAGTAGTAGTCAATATCAATTGCCCAACCTTGTCCATGTGGTGACTGTCCTACAGGAGCAGGATTGATTGCACGTTCATCGCCCGCTTCAGCTGCGTCTATTAATGCTGCCTGTTGTTCTGGACTTCTATATGAAGATGTCACACTCATAGGCAAGTTGATACCATCTTTAGCAGCAGCGTTAACTGCTTTCTCCCATGCTTTCTTAGTAGATGGGTTTAATATGATAGGTCTGCCATACATGTCTTTTGTAGGGTCAGGTGCTTGCACACCACCTTGTTGATCCTCTGCTTGTTTCTGACCTGGCAATACACCCATGTCCTTAGCAGCAAGTGCAGCATCAAGTCCTACTGATACAGCAGTTCCAACGCCAGGTATTGTAGATGCTATACCAGATGCTGCTTCCATCATCGCACCTTTCCAGTCACCTTTCAATAATCTCTGTCCTGCAAACAATAGTCCTGCACCCATACCAACAAAAGGTATCTTCTTCAGTAATCCTTTACCTAGTGCTTTCGCACCTACCTTAGCAACTGCCTTTGCTCCTACCTTAGCACCAATCTTCTTAGCACCTTTCTTAAGTAATGCTTTTCCTGCTTTACTTGCACCTTTAACTAATTTACCACCAGACTTTGCTATCTTGCCCGCACCTCTAGTTACTTTCTTAACACCAGCTACTGAGTTCCTAAGAGTCTTTCCTATCTTAGTTTTCTTAAATACCTTACCAACTTTGAATCTCTTGAACATCTTTTTGATGTTCCTAAATGCTCTGAGTGGGTTGCCTATGCCACCGCCACCTTTACCACCCTCTTTCTTCTCTTGAGGTGCACCCATAGCAACAGCAGTAGCACCAGCTGCTGCCATACCACCCCACCACTTTAATGGTGCTTTCAATCCAATAACTTTTTGTGGTTTTGGTGTATCAGCAATGCCGAATATACTCTTTAGTCTATTTGCTTCTGCTACAACACTACCTTTAGCAGGAGTTGGAGGTAGTGACTTCAAGAAACCCATTGATGAGCTTATGATTAACGCTGCACCTTGTTTGTATACTTGTTCTACCGACTCTCCATAGTTCTTAACAGGAGTGACTACCTCTGGTTCTTCCTCTGCAACCTTTGCAACAGTCTCCCTCTTTACTAAACCACCTGACTTTAGTGCTACCTCTGGTTTCTTTTCATATGGTAATGATCTAGTTCTCGCTACTTCTTTTAATCTTTCTACTACTACTTCTTCGTAATCTTTCTCAGGTTCGTTTGGATCCTGCTTTATAACTTCTGGTTGTGCATATGAAGTATCTACAGCTTCTATGGGTATAGGTGCTATAGCAGGAACTACACCAGTTGTCTTATCTGCACTGACAGCACCAACTACCCCGACAGTCAAACTCTTTGCTGCCTTCTTTGTGTAGTTTAGGATTGCTGAAAAGTCCATTAGGATCTACGTTGTTCCTCTGCGATTCTATCTCTCTCCTTTTGGAGATGAGTTGCTAACATGTTCACATATACCTCACGTTCCCAAGGCATCATATTTTCAATATCACTCAAGCTATATTTATGGTGTTGTACGAGAGAAAAATTAGTCTGATAAAAGGTCATGATGCCCTCGTGGAAGAGGGCTATGCGAAAAAATCAGATAACCCTTCTAATACAACCTCATTTACAACTTTAGTTTTGGGGTTCTTGACCTTCAACACATGCTTTAGACTTGGCATTGTCTCAAAGAATTGCTGCACACCCTCGAACTGTGCACTGGTCAAACCTTCTACCCAATCTCTTGACTCCTGCTCAGAGTCTGGAGTGTAGTCATCTTCTCCAACGTATACACGTTTGATACACTTAGCAACTAACTCATATGGATCTGGTTCGTCACCTACAAAGTTAATCTTAGTGAAGTAATCAATATCAGGATACTTCATCTCTATAGTTAACTCATCATTTAGTTTTATAATATTAGTATGTCCCTTTGGAAAGTTAACCTTAACATCATCTACCATAAACTTTACATCTACAGTTGTCTCACCATCATCTGCACACGTAACTTTCATCTCAATCTCTTCACTGATTGATCTGGCACGTATTTGTAAGAAAAGATATTCTATATCAAACAATGCTAAGTCTGCTACGTTTACTTTAGTGTGTAAACAATCTTGTATAGTCTTTGTTATAGCGTCTAATATTTGTTGTTGGTCATCGTTCTCCAATGCCAATATTAATAACTTCTGTTCTTTGACGAGGAACGGTCTATACTTTACTTTCTTCTTTGTGGAAGGAATAGTTAATGTATAAATTGGCGTCGCAATATCAGGTAATGGCATAATTTATAATTTCAGTATAGTATATAGCACCTATTCCATATTGTGAATTAAGTGACTATACTCATAGTAGAATCCCACAGTTGCCTTAACAAGTTGTGCAGGACCTGCAGAGTATGGTATTGATGCTACAGTATATGGATATGCATTTACTAGTCTTGCATTCCATGTCTCAATATAATCTTCTTTTATTTCGTTTCCATTCTCATCTCTAGGTCTTCCTCCAGAACCTTCAAACTTTTCTAACTTGTGTATGAACATATCACATGCAAAGTCCTCATAGTAATTAGATGCTAATACTCTAGTATATGGTTGATCATCATAAAAGAACTCAGGATTAGGTGCGACTCCATTCTGCATGAAGTCTTGCCATGCTCTAAAGAATCTCAATGGTAATGATGTTCCGTCCATAAAGAAACTAACATCTAATTCATTATATACTTTTGCAGTTGGTAACTTTTGTGTAATACCCTTGTGCACTGACTTGACATCAAATGCTGAATATGTCACACCTGGCAACTGTATCTCGTTACATAACAGTTGCAAGTTCATCCCATCACCATTGTCAGTAAGTTTTAAAAAGTCATCACCAAGATTATCCTCAAAAAATTTACCTAACTTTTCTTTCTTATTGAAAGAGAATTGATATAGATTAGACGCAGAAATTCCACCAGACTTGCCTACAGCCTGCATAAAATTCATTAGTCCTCTTGCGGTTGCCATAAATATACATATGGTTTGATATATGTATTTATAGTGACTTACAAAGGAAAGTATAAAGTAAGGAATTACAAGAAATACAAAGGTGATCCTACAGGAGTAGTTTACCGTTCTTTGTGGGAAAGGAAGTTTATGAAATGGTGTGATGGCAACCCCAATATACTAGAGTGGTGGTCAGAAGAATTAGCTATACCATATTATGATCCAGTTCAAAAGAAATGGCGTCGCTATTTCCCTGATTTCTGGATGAAAGTGAAGGAAAAGAATGGAAAAGTAGAGTCATATCTTGTAGAGGTTAAACCTAAAAGACAGGTCGAAGGTCCTAAACCTCAAAAACGTAAGACAAAGAAGTATCTAAGAGAAGTCTTTGATTACGCAACTAACCAAGCAAAATGGCAAGCAGCACAGGAGTATTGCAATGACAGACTCTGGAAGTTCATGCTCGTTACAGAACGAGAGCTCAAGGTTTGAGGAACTAATGACCCAACTAAAGGGTAACAAGATAACAATAGCAAAGTTAAGAGACGAAGTATTCAACATCTTACTAGATGATGCTACTGAATCTCCAGAAACAGGTAAGTATTATACGTTTGAATATGATCCAAAATTTAGAGATCAACTAAAAGAATGGGATGAGTATCCCCTTGTATATGCTGTAGAGTTTAAGAAAGATAACTTACTAGGTGCTAATGTTCACTATATACGTACGACAAACTCTAGATTAAAGGCACTAAATAGTAAGACGTTCCCTAAGAAGACGTTACGTTATTATATACCAAAGAATGCAGACCGCATCTTTTTTGAAGTCAAAGAGAGCGAAGTAGAACTAATCGCTACCTTACCACTAGAAAAATTTCATCGCAATAGATAATGTCTGAGAACACTGTAATAGAATATCCCACAGGTCTCTCTTCTATACCATATGCTTCTTTCTTGGAGATACAGAAGTTTAGTTATGAAGAAGCACAAAAATATGCTGCAGAAAATTTTAATGATGCTCTAGGATCTCTCGGTAGAAGTGCTATAGCAAGAAAAGTTGATCAGGCAGTAGATGGATTAGCAACTGTATATGGGTCTGGAGATACATCAACAGAGAAAGGAAAGATAAATTTATATGAGACTCAGTATAAAAAAGCAGCAACATCAGTAAGAAAAAATAAAAGTGGTGGTAGAAATACAGTAGATATCAATACTGCTGATGATAGCACAAGAATAGTATTAAAGAATGGTGAGATAACAACAGTAGGAGCATTAAAGAAAAGAAAACAAGAAGCAATTGATAGACAGAATAAAGGTTTGATGTCCAAGAAATGCATGCTACCTTTACCTAATGAGTTTCAATATAAGTATGGTGCTGAATGGAATAACGAATTTAAACTAGGAACACTAGCACTAGCAGCAGACGAAGCATATAGATTTGGTGCAATTACAGGAGCTGGTGGTGCTATAGGAGGATTAGTAAACTACCTTACCAGTAAAGTAACAGCAGGAGGTAAGGTGCCTGGTGCAGACCAAGCAACAAAGATTGTTCAAGGTGTGGCAGATGGTATGAAAACTGCTGCTGATCCATTTAAAGTTGGTAGTGAATTAAATCCTAAGAACGTTGCAGGATTGGCAGGACTTGCACCTAATGAAAACTCTATACAGTTCTTTGAAAGAATGACTGGTAGAGAATTTAGTTTTAGATTTGAGTTAGCATCGAGAAATAAAAATGAGAGTAATAGAGTTATAGACATCATAGAATGGTTCAAACGTGGTATGCATCCTGGCTCAAAGAATGGTAAGGGAACTGCTGTGTTGTTAACGTTCCCAGATGTATTTGTATTGACACCTAAGTTTGTAAAATGCACTGAGGATGGTGCTGCACTTGGTGATCCTATACAACATCCTATGATGCCTAGAACTAAACTATGTGCATTGACAGGTTTGACGATAAACACTACACCATTTGGTCAGATGCAAACAGTGTTTGATGGATCTATTCCTATTGTTACTATGGAACTACAGTTCAAAGAGACAACAAAACTTACACGTGTGGATATGGAAGGTGCATCGTTTGCAGAGAAAGACAATGCACTTCAGACAAACAGTGGTGTATTCTCCAGAGATACTACACAAGACAACAAAGCAGAGGTTTCATTCTAATGAGTTTGTTAAAAAGATTGCCAGAGTTATTATATAACTTTTCATCTACACCTCTTGACCCAGACTTTCTTGTGGTCAAAAATATATGGAGACGTGCTGAGATATTAACTGAGTTTAGATCTGAGGTAATGTTATTCACAGAGGTTACAGTTCGTGATGGTGAGAAACCAGAAGATGTTGCAACAAGATATTATGGTAATCCATTTTATAACTGGACTATATTGATTGCGAATGATATAACTGACTACTATAAACAGTGGCCACGATCAATAACACAACTACAGGAGTTTATTAGTAACAAATATAATAATCCTGCAGACACAAAGCATCACGTAACCACAGAGGTTAGAGATGCTAGTAATAATATAATTGTTCCTGCGGGTAAAATTGTTCCATCTAACTTTGCTATAAGTTATTACGATGGAACCAATACTGTTACTGCTAATCCAGTGGTATCAATTACAAATTCTGCTTATGAGTTTGATTTGAATGCAGAGAAACAAAGAATACAAATAATTAAACCTAATATCATAGAAGATTTTGTAGATGCATATTATAAGATATTAGGTAAGGGTAAGATAACCACAGTAGGAACGTCAGGTTCAGACATACAGATGTAAAAAAAGGGGTCGTAAGACCCCTTTACTATTAATCATCTTTTGCTAGTTGAGCAAAGTAGGATAACGTATCCTCCTCCTCTTTTGGTTCGGGAGTTGCAACAGCAGCAGGAGTTGCTCTCAACTCTTCATACTGTGTCTCCTCATCCGTTTGTTTAGAGTAGTTCCCCTTCAATGTTGAATCAAGACGATACTTGAGTTCTTCATATGTTTTGAACTGGTCATCAGCAGTAAATGCTGTCAAACTATGCTCTCCTTTCCAGATTGCTTCCAACTCTTTGTCGTTGAAGTCACCTAATGTAGATGATTCAGCAAACTCAGACTTGTCGTAGTTCCAGAACCCTGCAACTCTTGTAATCTTGAGTTTGAAGTCAGCACCCTTCCAGAAATCGAATGGGTTTACTGGTGTCTCATCCTCAAATGCGGGTTGCATTGATTCCATGATCTTATCAAAGATCTTCTTACCATATCTGTATAAGAATACTTTGCCTTCGTTAGAAGGATTTGCACTATCCTTAACAACATAGATGTTGCTATAGTAAGATAGTTTACGCTTTTGTTTGCGTGCTTGATCTCTCTGTGGAGATCCCTCTGCTCCTGCGTTCCATAGTTCTCTATTGAGATCAGAAACAGGATCTTTCTTACCTAAAGTTGTAAGGGAGTTCTCGATATACCAACCACCTGGTCCTTGGAAGGCATGACTCCAAACTTGTGCCCATGGAAGGTCTTCTCCATCGGGTGCAGGGAGAAATCTGATTACAGCGTAACCATTTCCTGCTTTATCGACCTCTGGTTTCCAGAGACGCTCATCAGGTCCTTGTTTTTGTTCGGACTTGTTGAGATTTTCTGCTTTAGAAAGCAAGTCTGTAAATGAAGACTTCTTAAGTGAAGCAAATGACATACGTATTCTCCGTATTAAATGTATTGTGTGTATTCATAACAAAAAAAGGGGGGAGGTTGGATTACTGTATACCAACAAAAGAGAGGGCATTACTACAGTGTAAAATACTCTCTTTGCCTGAGACCCGACTGGTAAGTCGATTCTGACTCGCATCAGCAGCACCACCTGTGTCTCATCACCTTAACTAGCGGTTGCCAGTAAGTTTATTCAGTCACTCCCAGTATTAAAACCGTCGCCTTAATACACTATTTATTATAGCAGAATAAAAATGATTTGACAAGCTGTTCTGCTCTGTCCTCTCCAAATATACCTTTTAGATACCCTCCAACAGGGTCTAGACGTGTCATATAGGCATCGAAGTCAGCATATACTGACGTATCTTCTCCTTCTGGTTGAGCAACGTTTACCATGTTTTTATATACTTCCAAATATTCGTCAAATAAATCTAGATATTGATCTACCTCGTCTGCGTTACACTTACGCACGATAATATTCTCTGAGAAGTGATTACCTTTCTCAAAGAATCTATAGTCCTCTGTTGGTTTTGGTAAACCTGGCACCTCGAACTTAAACTTCTCTGTAGGGTGTTGAAAATCAAATACTATAATTACCTTATTCTCACCAAATCCCATAAGATCCATGCCAAAACAGGGTAGATTACTCCCCCACCCACAATTAGTGCAAAGATCACCTCCAGTCTTAGGATAGATGATGTTGTTGTAGATACAAGACTTTTCATTGTATATCTCTACCTCCCTTGCTTTTATAAAATATTTATTTCTATAGATCTTTGCTGTCAAAGAAGTGTTACGTTTTCCTTCCCATGACATATCCAAAGGATCTTCTACAAAGTCGAACTTATCAAATAAGATCTTCTTATAATTTTGCCAAAGATTATTCATAGACACTCAAATCCATCTTAACTAAAATCTCACCTTCATGTTCTTCACGTTGAGGTTGACCTATCTTATCTAGGATCTCAGCAGGAATCTTTTTCTTAGTAATGTCATAGGGTATGGGTGCATTTGCTACACACACTCTAATACATTCCCACTGTTCGTCAGTAAAAAAATTATTATGATACATTACTTTTTAAATACACCTATCTTAGTCATAACATATAAAGTTAGAACTGTCCAAAAAATAATTTCTAATGCGTGGTTAGTCATCATGTTCATCCCATTGATCTACTAGACCTTTGTTATTGAAGAATGCTTTATATATTCCAAATCCAGATAACAATACTAATATTACTAGGATTGATATACCAAACGTAGTATTGGGATCAGCATTGTAGTGTGGTATGATAGCATTACATTTAGTCCATGTGCCAGGTAATGTATATACTGGTGGGCAGGATAAGAACATCATTCTTCAGATCTCCATTGTTTACGTAATTGTTGATAAGTTTCGTCGTATGCTGCTTTGTCTCTCATTCTTTTGAAAACAGTTGCAGAACGCGACTTTTCACAGTGTAGTGCGGTTGGCGACTGCGGTGATACGGAACCATCTCTAGCGTATTTCTTTCCACTAGGATGATTTGCATACCTACGGGAGCGAGTAAATCCCATTTCAAGAA